GTTGCCTGCCAGAAAGTCCCGGTCACCGCCAGACTGGCATTCTGCACGCTGACATTCTGCGTGGACGGGAAAGTGACCTGGATATTCTCCAGGGCGGACAAACTCGTGGCTCCCAACTCCACCGTCCCGTCGACGGTCAGGGAACCGCCGTTGTCCGTGACGGCAACCGTGCCGTCGACCAGGTGATGGGGCGTGTGAACCCCGGCTGTGTCGGTTGTCTTTAGTACCTGCGTGGGCCCGACTGCGTCTTTGACCTCCAGACTCATAGGGCGGTGACAATGTGGGAGCTATTTTGGGGAAGGCTGAAATTCAACTGGCCAAACGAGGAGACAATCGCAACCACCAGATCCGCCGACCCAAACAAAACCCCCCGCTCCCAAAGATTGGTGGTGGAGTTATAGGCCAGAAACTCGCCAGCCAAGGGGTTGGGCACGGAGACATCGGAAAGACCATCCAGACTTGAGCTATCGGGGACAAAATCAAGATTGGCCGTGAAGGGATTAAACTTGTAGGGCATGGCTTCGATTTTAACTCTTTGAAACTGAAGTCAACTGGTTGGAGCCGTTATAGGTCAATGTGAGGATGGCCACCACATTCCCGTTCTTACGATAAGTCACTATTCCAAAATTCCCGGCTCCGTCGTAATTTGAAAGTTGAATCGTGTCGTATTCGGGTATCGAAAACCCGTCCTTGATGGGAATGGGGTTACCGCTGTCATTTTTGATCTCAACCTCGCTGCTGACCGTAACGGGGCCCGTTATGGTCGTGGCTCCGGTTTTGCCTTCAATCTTGTTTAAAAGACTGACCGCCTTCCGTAACGAGGCATCCGCCCCATCATTGATGTAGGGCGTGTCGTCCATCTAATTAGAAGCCTTTTTCCAGTGCCTCCAAGAACCCAAGGCCAGGGTCGGCCTTCTCGTTTTTTTCCAGAGTTTGACCGGCCCCGACGCCAGGCGTGGCTTTCCGGTACTCGGACAAATTCGACTTGAGGCTGGCCAGTTCCTGGTTGGTCTTGGAGACGTAGTCCTTGAACACCTGGACCACCAAGGGGAGGGTGACGGCCTGATAGGTCAAAGCCGCCCTCTGCCGGTGGTCAAGAGGCTCGGCGTCGAGCTTCTCGGCCTGGACCCGGATCTCGTCGATCGTCTTGTTCCACTGGTCGTTGCCGTCGATTTTTTTAAGAAGGGGCAGTTCCTTTTGAAAATTGTCCCACACCTCGCCAAACGCCTTCTTGGCTTCGGTGTCGTACTTGGCCCGTTCCGTCCTCTCCTGCTCCTCCTCGGCTTTTTCCAGAGCCTCGAGGGTGGTCTTGGATTCACGGATCATCTCCTCCCGTTTGCCGTTCAACTGGACGAGTTCGTCGATCTTCATGCGGACGGCCAGGGCATCGGCCGCGTCCATCTCGCTGGTCGCCTCCTTGAGGAAGGCCCGACGTTTGGCACCGTCCGCCTCGTTGACGGCTTCCAGAATCGTGGAGGGCTTGACCTCGTACACCTTGGCGATTTCGGAGATGGCCTGGACCGCCGCCTTGGTGGGCTCCCCGATGGCGGTCTTATACTCGCGGGTCGCCTCAATCCGGCTTAAGCGAAGTTCGCCCTCCAGCTCCTCGCGTTCCTTGGTGAACTGCTCCAGCTTGGCCTGGAGTTCCTTCAACTGGCCGTCATTTTCGACCGGTTCCCCCTTCTTCTCCACGGCCTCCGTGCGGTCGGAGACCTTGGTTTCAAATTCCTTGAGCTTGGCCTTGGCCTCCTTCAGCTCCTTGGTGAGCTTGGCAAAGGCGGTCTGGGCTGCGGGTGGGGCGTTGTCGGGGAGCTTCTCCTCAATCGCCGCCTCCTCCTTGGCGGGCTTGGCCTCCGCCTTCTCCTCCACCCCGACCTTGCTCAACTCATCCAGGATGAACGCCGGGGTCTTGTTGTCGGTCTGAACCTCGGTCTTCCCCGCCGGCTGTTCCGTGGGCTTTGCCGGCACTTCCGCCTGCGGTGTTTCGGCTGTCGGGGGAGGCGTGGCGACGGGGGCGTCGGTGCCAAGGGCCACATCCAGAGCGTCGGAAAAACTGGTTCCGATCTCCTTGGCCGGGGCGGCGGTTTCGGTGGCGGGGGCTTCGGCTAATTCGGGCATGGCTTAGTCCTCTTTTCTGGCTTGGCTCCACGGTTCGGGGAGCGGTTCGTTGGTTCTCTTGATTTCCTTCAGAGCCTCGATGTTGCGGAGGGCGTCGTAGTAGCCTTCGCGTCTGGCATTCATCAAAGCGTTGTGCTGGATCGCATCGGTGCCAGCGGGTACACGACTTTCCTGGGGAAGAGCAACGTCGAGCAGGACATTGAACCCGGACTTCAACGCTTCGTTATTTTCCCAGAGAGTTTTCCATTCCAGTTGCAGATCTTCACGTTTTGCCCAGTCGGATATTTTCATGTGTCTTGACGCTAGACTGCCAAGATAAATTACGCAAGGTTATTCTGACGGATCTTCTGGGCGGCCTCTGCGTCGCGAATCGCCATTTTTTGCTGCGTGTCGGCGATCTTGAGTTGCTGGTCCAGCTTGGCATTCTGCATCTTGATCTGCGCCTCAACCTGGGCCTTTTGAATGGCGACGGCTGTCTTGGGGTCGATCCCACCACCCTGACCTCCCTGCATCGCCTGAGCCTGGGCAGCCCGACGGGCTTCGGCTTCCATCTGCTTTCCGATATTCTCGATGGCCTCGCGCATGAGATTAAGAATTTCCCTGGCCGCTCCAACTTCCTGTTTGCGGGTCGGGTCGGAAGCGAGTTGTTCCAGATGGGCGGAGCTATGCGGGTACTGGAGCTGGAGATATCCCATGGCGACCCGGGGATCCACCTGGTTCTGTTGGAGGGCCTGTAAGAATCGATTGGCGTCCTCAAGGTGAACACGGGCATGGACGGCGTGATTTTCTCCGGGGTTGACGCTGACTCCGCGTCCGCCCTGCATGGCGTTGTTTTCCAGCTCGGCGATCTTCGCATCGACCGGAATGCGTTCGATCTCGGCGGCCGGCAGATAGCGATCAACCTGGTCGTAGCCGACACGGGCGGCCACCCGGTCGCGAATCAGGTTGCGCTGACCCACCTCGTCGAACCTGGGGAGGATCTGCAAAAACTCGTTGAAGGCCAGGATGCGGGCTCCGGGGCTGCCGGCTCCCACGGCACGAATGGCGTTGACGCGGTAGACATTCTCAACCGCTTCCCACGGCACTCCCCTCGCCTCGACCCGTTCGCGGAAATCGATGGCCGCTTTCCCGCCAGGCTCGTCGGAGCGGTACTTGACGGTGGCCAGACGGCGGAACTGCTCGGCCAAAAGCTTCTGCCAGGGGGTGTAGTAAAGATTCATCGCCTGGGTGCCGAGGATCGACTGCTGGGCGAGCTGGGCCTGGACTTCGGTGGCCGTCCGGGCATCGCCGTCGGGCATCACCTGTTTTTGGTTGTAAGTGCCGGTGTTGTTTTGCCGGACAACCTCCAGGTCGCGGACGATCGGGAGAACGTTGCCGGCGAGATTGGGCATGGCCTTGTCGACCACATTGATGCCGGGAGGAAGCACAGACAACGGACCGTTGTACATCAGGGTCAGGTTGCTGACGTCCTCGCCGGTCGCCGGCTGGATCATCAGAGCGGAAGACAGCATCGCCCCGTCCACGACGGCGTTACGGAGGCGGTTGGAAAGCTGGATGAAGGGGAAGAGTTTGTAACCCAAACCACGGATGGAGTGGAGAAGGCCGTTGGAGCCGATCCCGTAGGAGAACAGGACAAAGGCCTCGTTGGCGTTCTTGAACCGGCTGGGGCGTTTGAAGAGGAAATCGCCCTCGTCCCCGCGACGGGTTCCGATGTAATGGGAAATCGTCCCGTCAAACTCTTGGACGAAATAGTGGACGGAGCGGATGACCTTGCTCCGGGCGTGGGAATAGTTGAGATCGTTGTTCTTCAGCTCCTCCTGGAGCTTCTCCCAATCGCGCTCGCTAGCCCGACCGGTCTCGGTGGAAAGCATAATGGCCCGGCGAGTCTCCTCGACGTTCCAGCCAAGCTCGGCGGCGACCTTGGGGTTTTCGATGAAGCGGTAGAGCTCCCCGACAAGGAAGTTCCGCTCGATCGTCAGGATCTCAAATTTGGTGTCGCTGGCCGGGGTTCCACGGGGAACCTTGAAATCCCGCAGCCCGCAGATATTCCACTGCCAGTTGCGGTTGTCCTCGAAAAACGCCAGGCCGACGCCGAACGCCACAAACTGATGGGCGAGCATCTGCTGTTTGTAGAAGAACTCGTCCCAGTCGGTGATCGTGCGGTGAAACTCTTCGGAGATGATGTTCTCCCACTCCACCCGCTGGGAGGGGTCGCCGAAGGAAGTTTTGACGGCGGCCAGTTTGTCGACGGAATTGACCAGGTCGGAGTAGGCGGACAGCGCGGTCTCCAGGGCCGCGGCGGCTTCCCCGAAATTAAGATTGGCGCGATACCCCTGACCGAGAGCCTTGAGCTGGTTGGGTGAGTAAGGAGGCTCGCCGTCCAGCATCGACTGGATTTTCTGCCGGTCCAAGGCCGAGGCGTCGTCGGCCATCCGCATCGTTTGGTAAATGGCGTGGGCCGACTTTGCGTCCTTGATTCTTTGCCGTGGCGGCTTGCCGGACTCGGCTAGTGATTCGAGTTCGATTAACACGTCTGTTCCACTCTAACATTGAGTTGGGTTCGTCAAGAGACGCCCCAACCCGTCCCCAAAAGTTGCCGGTCCTGGTAGGAAGCGACGTCCAATTTTTGTGCCTGCTTGACCCAATCCTTGCCCCGATTAGCCGCCCGTTTACCACCCGAAACAGCCCCAAGCCTTTGGCGGCAAAGATCGACCAAGAGACAGGCGGCATCCGCCAAGTCGGGTGACTTCCCCATCCTGGCCTTCATGTCCTTCTTGGGTTCCACGACCAGCTTCCCTCCGGCCATGGTGCTGTATTTCCGGGAAGTCAGCTCCCGGGCCAGTTCCGGGGTGATCCCCTTAAGCTGGTTCCCACGCAGAAACTCCACCCCCACCCACCAAAGCTCGCTGACGCGGTTACTGAACTTCTCGTTGCCCTTGATCGGGGACACCACGCTCAACGGGAGTTCGGTTGGCTTTTCACCAAATTTCACCCGGAAGATCCGGTTGCTCCAGGTCTCGCTCAGGATGTCACAAAACGGATCGCCGGCCCCGGTGGCGTCAACCGCCAGATATTCGGGCCGAACGCCCTCGCGTTCGCAGATTTCCCGCACCAACCTTGCAATCTGGAAATTCCTTGGCTCATTGGCCTTGGTGGCGTCTTCCCGGAGAATGTGTGCCTTCTCAAAACAGATCGTGGTCAACCCGATGTCGCTCTTGCCGTAACTACCAACGTAAAGAACAGAGCGATCCCCGCCGTTGGTGAACGCCGGGTCAAAGCCAGCCACCCTTGTCGGCTGTCCGTCCCACTTGGGCAAAGCCTCTCCGTCGAATTTCCGAATGTCGGCTTCGCTGTAGATGTTCTGCTCGGCACCCACGGGCGCGGGGAACGAACGGATAAACCGCCAGTACGATATGCTGTTTTCCCCCTGGAACTCACGGGCGTCACGAAGTTGTTTTGAGGTAAGTAAAAAAGGCCATTGATCGTCGGCGTCCAGATTGGGAGTCTTCTCCCCGTCCAGATGTACGCAGTAGCCACGGGAGGTCTCCCAGCCGTCCATGTCGGCGTTGACGCTGTTCCAGGTGTTGGTCGGTGTGATGAACTGGCCGAAAGGATCGTAGGCCGATGCGAAGTTACCCAGAGCGATGCACTGGAAGAACGGATTGGAATCCAGGTTATGGATGGCCTCGAAGATCGCCGGCGAAACGTCCGTAGCCTCGTCGACCAAAAGAAGCACCCGCTTGTTTTTCAGCCCGATCAGTTTCTCGGTGGCTTCTTTTTCCTTGTCCTTGGCTGACGGAATCAGAGTGATGGAAGACCTGTCACTCCCCGCCTCATCCAGAATCAGCTTCCCCATGGAATCCACAATCCGGCCGGGTAAGCCCGGGATCTGCAAATGCCGTTCCCGGATCACCCCCCACATCCGTTTTCTGGCCTCACGGACGGATGTCGTGGTAACCAGGACAAGGGTGTTGAAGGGATCGCAAAGCCAGTTGATCAGACCCCAGATCCCGATGCAGTGGGTCTTGCTCGAGGACTTTGGACCGGAGATTCCCAGGTAGTTCCATTTGCAGGCTTCCTCAAAAATCCGCTCGGCCCAGGGGTTCCATTGGAAGCCGTTTTTGTTCTTTTTGGGGTCATACGGCCACAAAAGTTCAACCACCCTTCGGAAATGGCCGTACTTCCCAAGACCCCCCACTTCCGGCCCGTAGTTCTCCCGAAACCCCATTAGCTCAATCGTGACCTCGGTTGTGCCAATTGGCCAAATCCGCCCATATTTCTCAAAGCCTTCAGCCATAACCCAATGGGAAGATGTTAAGATTTGTCAAGAATCCGTCAAGATTTTTTGGTCGATTTGCACAAAATGCTGATTTTTAGATACTTCCCAAAGCTACACATTGGGCTAACGACCCGTCTCTGTAAGTCACTAACTTCCAACTATTTCCATTAACTCCTTCTGTTTGAGGAAATTACCTGTGCAACCTGAGAAATGCAATGTGCAACAATTTGAAAGATTTTACCTTGACTCGTGTCAAGATTGTCAAGATACTGTGTCAAGATTCTAAAGCCATGAAACCGATCATCATCCAAAAAGGCTGGGCCAAGGTGCGCATTTACGAGTGCCCTCTTCGCCGGGGACAGGAGGAATACCTGACCTACATCATCTCCTGGTACATCGGAAAAAGACGGATGCGCCGGGGCATGGCATCGCTCGAACTGGCCAAACGTGAGGCCAAGGCGATCGCCGAGCAACTGGCCGACGGATCGGCCACCACGACAGAGATCACGCAAAAAGAGCTTCAATATTACAGACAGTGCGAAAATTTGCTTAACGGCGTCCCGCTGGACCGGGTAGTCCGTTCCTGGGTCGAGCAGAACCCCAAGGAGGTCAAACAGGTCAGGCTCAAGGAGCTGGTCGAAGAGTTCCTCAAGCGCAACGATGCCGACCCCAACCTTTCAAAATCCCAAAAGCTGACCATACGGCATCACCTGACCAGA